GGGAATAACTGCCAGCATTACCTGTGCCGCCGTTGTTCGTATCAACCGCACCACCACCGCCAGAACCACCATTACCGCCAGTTCCTACGTTATAACCACCGCCGCCACCGCCGCCAGTAGAACTAATAGAACTGAAAACTGAGTTTGAACCATTTGTTACGTTACCGGAATTGTTTGCTGGACCACCTGCTCCAACAGTTACGGTAAAAGATGAAGGCAAAGAAAAAGATGATCCTGTGCGATAACCACCCGCACCGCCGCCACCGCATTGACCGCCACCGCCGCCACCTGCAACAACAAGATAATCAACTAATGAAGGTGCAGGTATGGTTGTGCCAAAAATTCCTGCTAATACATTACCAATCATTAGGCAACCGCACCCACGATAACCCAGTTATTGGCAGAAATTTTTAAACAGGCCGCGCTCTTATATTGGGCTAAGGTCGGCGAAGCACTAACGGCCCCTGCACTAGCAATAGTTGTAGTGCCCGGTGTAACGGCAGAAATTGTGCATAGTCCAGCGCCAATACTTACTACGGTTAGAACGGTGCCATTTGGATACGCAACGCTAGCATCGGTAGGAATTTTAAAAGCTATTGCAGTTGCCTTATTCATAACTATCAAGCTTTGATAAGAATCCTCTAATACTGCGGTGTAGTCGGCAGTTTTTGTGCTTGGATCAAAAGTTACTAGCGCGTTCATTTCTGCGGCCGCTAAAACGTCGCCAGTGGAATAAGGAAAGCCTGTAATTCCCATTTGTTTCTCCTATCAATAAGCCAAAACGGATAGGCGGTTAGGGTCGCCTATTACTCCGTAGATGGTCGAGTCTAGAATAAACGAACCTACGATAGGTTCGCTAGTAGTGATTATTACATTCCAAGTGTCGGTGGTAATTTCATGATCTACGCCCATTACTTGCAGGGTTTTAGTTATGGTCGAATAGCCGCTACCCGTAGATTGGGCTTCGTTAGTTATCTGGACCGTGTGAAAATAATCCAAGCTAAGGCCAGCCAGGATGCCATCGTTATAGTCTGGCGTTGATAAATCTAAAGTAATGCTATCAATGCGGATACTTGTAAAGGCTCGGGTCGCGACATAGTTACGGGCGATATTAAGGGCATCGGCATCGGTTTTAGCTAGCACATTTTGTTGGGTAAGGGTGTGAGGAAAATAGGTATTGATGGAATCGGCATCATAAACCGATTGAACGGTGCCGCCTATATTTTGGATAGAAGCTTCATTTATGATTAATTTATCATCCAGGGCAAAAGTAATACCTTTATAGTCGATAGCGCTTCCATCGTTATTGAAAATGGTTGGATTTTGCCCAGATAAGCCCATAAGTTCCCGGCGGCTCTTAAAGATAGCCGAACCTTGCGTAGACAGGTAAAAGGCCCCTTGCTCGGTGAATTCGACCATTTGCAGGGCTTGTAGGGCGGTTCTATTGGTGCCCGGGTCATCTTGGCATATCGTTTCATAACCGCCAGTGGTTACAAGGCGCATGGAACTAGGCCAGGAAATAGTGTCCAAAATCTTATTAATCCGTGTGCCCGTATCTTGATTATCAGCCGCCCCGGTAACGCCAGCGATATTGGCAAGGTTGAATAAACGGAAAGCATCGGCGCATTCAATATCTACGTAACCTAATACCTGATCGCCTTTAGGGTAGGAATAGTTATAAGCCTGGGTATATCCGCTAAATAACCAGTATTCGATGCCTTCATAGATTGCGCTGACTTGAACCTTGCGCAAGGGCAGAAGCTTGCCAAACAGTGGACTTAGCGTATTTTGTGGGTTCCACGTTCCGTCGGGGTCTAATACTCGAACGGTGGCAGTAGATAGTTCAAAATTATCCTGGATTAAGTTAAAGCCGCCCCTAGTGCTTATCTTGGTTACTTGGGCCGATACATCAATAATGTCTGCCGGGTTATCGGCTAATACGTTTGTGCCCAAAATGCCGTGTTCAATAGAGTCCAGGGTAAATGGATAGCCAAAAACGGGGCCATCCGTGAAGTTAACCGTAACTTTTACTTGCGGTAAATATGCCATTTATAAACCGCCAGGGTATTTATTTATTCTGCTAGTGCCTACGACCACGCCAGAAGCGGTGGTGTTTTGTTGGCCAGAAGTAACTACGGTAGTCAAATCTTTAGGATCAAGTAATACGTTAACTATGTAATTTTTAAAGCTTTGATCTAAATTGCCAGACATTTTATTACGGCGCAAAAAGTCGTCTAAGTATTCTGTGGTATTACCACCACCCAAACCGCCGCTAATAATTGCATCTGTGGCTTTTTTGGTTTCTTTTGGTAGCGCTATTTCCGGGGTTCCTAGTTTGGCTAGTTCGGCTTGTAGTGTCCTTACATTATTTAAAACGGTTTGTAGTCCAGAATCCCATGATCCAAACGGGTTATTCTTTTCTGCCAGTAGCGCGGCTTCATTTGCGGCCAATACTGTTTGGGCTAACTTTCCGGCCAGCGTAGCATTATCATTTAGTAAAGCCTGTTGAAGTAAAAGCCTATCTTTTTCGGCTTGGCTTATGTCATTAGTCAACGCCGCCAGGATTTGTGCCTGGTCAATATCCATTACCTTGGCCGCCGCGGCTAATACTAACGCCGCTTTATCGGCCTTCAATTTATCTGCCGCTGACTTGGCCGCCGCCTTAACCAAATCTGCCTTTTTCTTTTCTTCTGCCGCTATCTTTTTTGCTAACGCTAAAGCTTTTTTATCTTGGGCTAATTTGGCATAACCAATTTGGGCTGGCTCTGGCGATGCACCCATGAAGCTTGCAGTTTTTAGTCGCTTATCTTTTCCTAGATTAGCAATTAAGTTTATGCCGGATATGGATTTACTGACATCTAACAATTCCGCAAAAAAGCCACCGCCCGGTAAAGCTTTTAATTTGGCGCTAATTACTCCTATGCCACCAACAATATCTGCCACATATTGCGCCGAGTCGCGCATGGAGTTAGCGAACTCTGTAGCCGAGCCGCCTTCGCCTACTACATCGGAAAACGCATCTACGAACCCTTTACCGATTATTTCCTGGACATCTGTTAACGCGGCTCTAAGTATTCTTACTTGGCCAGCATAAGTATCTGCGGCCGCTAAAGCCGAGCCGCCGAAGTTTTTGTTTAACTTTTCTTGGATAGCGTTAAAGTCGCCAGCCGCTATTTCGGCTTTAGATATGCCAGCGCCTAACCTTGATACTGCGGTGTAGTTGCCTAGGTAGGCCCGGCTAAGGGCAGTAGATACGCTAGATAACGATTTTCCGGTTGCTTGGCTGACATCTAACGCAGTGTTTAATAAATCTTGGGCTTTGGTGTAGTCGCCAGTGGCCACGGCCAAGGATTGAAATGCCGGGCGAAGCTGATCGTCTAGGACTCCGGTTGTATCTTGTAAGCCTTGAATGTAACTAGATAAAACGCCAGAATCAAAATAGACCCCTAAGTTTGTAAGGGTTTTTTCTAATTGCTTGGCCGCCGCATCGTCGGCTAAAAATGCTTTTACTGATCTACGGCTGAATTCTTCAATAGCCGCAACGCTAACTACCCGGGCAATACTTTTAGCTAATTTATCAAATGACGTTTCGGCTTGCTTTACGCTTTTAGTTCCGGTGAACTGCGTAATAATGTCAATAAAAACCTTAGAAGTATTCGATGCCATTACGCCGCCTTATTATTCTGCCAGCCGCCAGCCATAACGGCCTTTGTAAAGCGCTCTGTGGTGCTATCTATGGCCGCTAACACTGCCTTTGTAGCCTTCTGGTTATCTTCATACCAAGCCCGGTAAATCAAACGACCGCGCATTTTGTTATCGCCTTTTAATGGAGAATTAGTATTAAGGGCCAGATTAAAGTGATAGCCAGCGTTTGGGTTACTAGATTTAGATCGTTCCGAACCGCCAAAATTTAAACGCCCTGCCGTTTCATAAATCGAACCTGCCCGGGACTCATTGACAATTTTGTAAAGCGCCGTAAAACCTTTTGAGTTAGGCCGTGATTTACGCAGTGAATACTTAATGCCCGAGCGCACTTCGCTTGCGTTATATTTAGGAAACTGCCCTACTCTAAAAGCCGAGTTTCCGGCGCTAATAGCTTTACCGCGGCCGCTAAAAGTCCAGCTAGATAAGCCGGGAATTCTAGGCGTAGCGTAGGACCTAGCAGTTTTAACTACTGGCTTTAGAACATTACGCACGTTTTTAGTCAGCTCTTTATCTAATTCCGGTGCCAATTTGCGCATGCCTTTACGGACTTCTATGAAGCCTTTAACCCTTACTGGCACGTTTCACCGCCTTCGCTCTGTCGCTCAAAACCATAAGCATCGCATCGATCATTCTGCGATCTAATGCAAGTAGTTCATTTGGCGCAATTCCGGTTTCCACTGCCAGGGCGGCAATTAGATAAGTTACGGAATTACGCTCTATTCGTTTGGGGCTTCGTCGTCTACTATCTCTACTTTTTCTAATGTATCCACGAACTCGGCGCCGAAAGTTTTAATGGTGCCCCATTCTGGATTTCGGCGGCAAGCTTCCCAAGCAAGCCAAAAAATATCCGTTTGTTTAGCTTCGGTGGTAAAGGCCTTTGAAAAGCCCATACCCTTCCACAATTCAAACGCATATTCGATACTCGGCGTAATCTTCTGATCTACTACCTTGCCATCGATTTTAGTTATTTTTATCCTTGCCATTTTGCACCCTTTTCTTTAGTTAGTTTTTACCAAGTTCCAGTGGTTGTTTGAACGATTGTGCTATTGCATGTAAAGGACAGGCTTGAACTTGACATTTCACCTGCGGCACCTGCGATTGGTGTTAGGTTGTTAATCAAGATTGAAACGGTGTATAGCGGATTTGTAGCGCTAATAGTCGTTCCTGGTCCTGGCACAAGCTTCGCTACTACTGTTGTATAGATAGCGCTTTGAAGTGTTGCGCATACGTTTGCCGCCGCGAAGTCGTTTAGGAATTCCAAATCTAAAGTTCCAGTTTGGAGCCCGGCCACGTATTTCCGACTAGAATCTCCTAGACTAGTTATTTCCAATTCGTCTGCGGATTGCGTTAATGTGGCGCTTGTTACGTGGTCAGTGATATCGACGGTTCCGATTTTAACGGATGCGGCATTTAGGAATACGGCCATTTAGTTTTCCTCTTCTTTCTGGGCTGGTTGCGATTTAGGGGTTTCTGTTACTTGGCCTATCTTCTTTAGGAAAGCCAAATTTTCTGCGGTTGTATCTGACATTTTTTAACTCCATTCAGTTACGATTGATACGGATAACTCTGCGCTTAACATCTGGCCCTGCTCTAGTCCAAGCACCACTGGCGCTGACATATTGCTAACCCGATAATTAAGATTTGAGTCTGCTAATTTATTTACTACTGCCACCATGAATTCTTCGATGTCTGCCAAGTTAGCTTGGTTATCAAACATTGGAACTATCATTACTATTTTAAAATTTGCAGTAGGTCCTACGGTGTCGTATTTATTATTGCTAAAAGTAAAATACTCATCGTCGGGCTGAATATAAACACTGTTCGCGATTGGGCTAGTCGGTGGAAAACTAAATACGGACCAAACCGACGCATTTGTTAAAGCTGCGGCCAAGGTAGCGCGAAGAGTTGTAACGGCAACCATCGCTAGCCAACCATCGACCGGGGCGATGTGTAAGGGGCAATAAGGCCCCTAACTTTCGCCATTAAGGAATTCGACATGCGCCAAGGTGAAATACTGCCATCTAAAGCCATTCCGTTATTTTGAGAACTCTGCCTGGCTTGCCAAATTTCGCATGCAAGGATCAACGCGGCTTGGCGAATGGCTGGCGTAGAAGCGTAAGCGGTGCTTTTAATATCAACGCCAAGAGCCTTGCCATATGGAACTATTTGGTGGTAATTATCGTTTGCGTTTGTTTTAGCAAATTGAATTATTGAATAACCTAAAGGAAATATGCCAGGAGTATATGGGAAATTGAATAACGATGGGAATGTAGAAGAACCGTTTGTAAATGGCCAAGTAGATGTAATTACTTTAGAACCGTTATAAATAGTTCCGCATCCGGTAACCGTAATTGTCTGGCCCGATACGAATGATAGAGGCGCTGATATAACTAAAGTAGCTATATTGTTTTGCAAGCCAGCGCCTACCACCGGATAGGAGTCAAACCAAAGATATTGATTGAGTTGATCCTCTGCCGTTTGGCAGACCTCTTCAACGATGGAGTCGGCGTATAAAGTGCCAATACCCAAATTTGCCTTTAATTCAGCGGAAGTTACATAGGTAGCCGGCATGCCTTACTCCTTTCGTGTTTAGACCGATACTCCCCAAGGGCACTAGGGGAGTAACGGCATCTATTGGTTTGCCCTATTTATCAGGTTAGGTTGAAAGTTCTAACTCCGCGTGTCATTGTTACAAGCGGTGCCATGAAGCCGTAAATGGCAACCTGGACCTGCAAGTTAGAAACGACGTTAACGGACATATAGGCAGTTGGGCTTTCAAAAATTGTTACTGCCTCTGGGGCAATAATGAAAGCTGAACCATCGATAGTTGTAGAAGGTAGATCAACGTCAACCGAGAAATTAAGGCCAAGAACGTTGCCTTTAATTCCTGTTGGTGATGCAACGCCGCCAGCGTTCATTGGATAGTTGGCGTTGAAAATTGGGCGGCCTGTTGTATCAGTTGCGCCAAGAAGTGTTGACCAGTGTGAAGTTCCGCCTACGTAGTTTTGCGCGAAGTAAGAAGTTCCGGTGTAAGCCGCAACTGGTTCTGTGCTTGCGTAGGAAATCAAACCTGCCGCAGTAGCCGCAGTTGTAGCCGCGTTTGTTGAGTTAGCAGTTAGGTAAGTAATAGCTGCTTGGTTAGTAGCTCTTAAATAGGCTCGCTGGAGTTGCAGTGTGAGCTGATCATAAAATGCCGGCCCAGATCGCTCAATGAGCTCAATACTCATTGTGTTCATCCCAGCATATTTGGCCACTGTTGCGGTCATGTATTCAGTAACCATGCCTGTATTTTGAACGGCACCTGCTTCTGCTTCTACTGTAACTACTGGCGCAACACCGTTTCCGCCGCCAGCACTTGTAACAAGTGTAGGAACGATTACGTTCATGCCTTCGCTTGGCAATACTGCCTTCGTGCAAGCATCGATTGTGCTACGGCCAAAGTTTGTATTTGAAACTACGTTGCGTAGATATTGGTTAGGAGAAAATGCAGGGTTAGTTGTAAATGAATCATCTGCCGCAGATACCCATAGGCGCGACTCATCATTTCCAAGTGATGCTTTAATCTTGTGTTCGGTGTAACGGCCCATAGAAGTAATGCCGTGGCGAACTGTTTGCGACATATATGGGGTTGATGCTTTAACTGTTGGGCGTGAAGCTTCAACCGCATCTGCGGCCGGTGCCTCGGGTGTTACGGCTTCGGGTGCAATAGTTTCTTCGCTCACGATGGCCTCGCTTTCATTTTCTGGTTGGGTTGGGTTTTCTTCGGTTTCGCTTTCGCTTGCCGCGACTTTAGTTACGACGGCATCTGCAAAAGCAGGTGATTCGACTAAAGAAACTTCTTTTAGTATTGCTTGTTGCACGTATAACGTGCCATCTTTACCGGGCTTAGAAGCTATAACGTCGACCCCTACGCTTAAACCGGAAATTAAATCTTCGGCGGCCATCGTCAAATAATCAGTGCCACGTTGCGAAGCACTTATTTTAAACTGGCCATAAATCGCATCATCGGTAGTTTGAAAGGATTGAGCGCGCCCTATCGGATCATCTGGGCGGTGTTGCGCTAGTAGCTTTATTTTTGTTCCGTCATGGATCGCAATAGAACCGCGCTCAAATACAACAGGCCCTACCGACGTGTTACCGACTTTACCAAATGGCACTACTACGCCAGAAATAATACGACGGCCAGCATCGGCCGCTTCGATAGGACTACTGAACGTTAGTTGCATTTGTATCCTCATTTCCCATTGGTGTTAAATCTTCCATTTCCATCGCTTGATCTAAAGTAATTAGACCAAGTGTTAAAAGTTTTTCAATTACTGCCAAGCGAGCCGCCGGGTCAGCACGTAAATAAGTTTCATCGACCATAAAGCGAACCTTGGTTCCACGGGCACTTAAATCATCCATGCTTAGGCGATCTTCAATAGCGCAGATATAGGGCGCCAGGGTGTATGCCATAAATTCTTTACGCCGTTCTAAAACGTTTTGATAGGTCATACTTTTTTGAACTTCTGCATCAACCATGTCGGCACTTACGTTGCATGCACGCGAAAGTTCTAAAGCAAAATATGCTTTTGCTTCGTTGTATAACATTTCCTTCGGTGAAAATGAAACTGGGGTATAGCTCAAAGTGCTAGTTAAATACGCGGTCGCACGATTTTGCCTAGCGGTTTTCCAAGCTGCCAAAATTCCTTGCACTTGCGCATCTGGTAAATCAGCGCCCGAATTCTGGATATAGCCGGTGGCCATTGGAGTTTGCGCCGCTACTGCCGCCGCTTTCTCAACATCTAAAGCGCTTTTGATTGTGTTAGCAGACTTAATCAATAACCCTTGGTCTAAAGATTGAAATGTAACTAGCGAACCTACGCCAGACATTGGCAGACGATTACCGCCATCTATTGTGTAGTAATCTACTTCGGTATTTAAACTATTGTATTTAACGGTTACACGATCGTTTTGTATCCATTCAAACCGCGCTGGCCGATTATCATCTTGATAAACTTCGGTAACTAAAAGATACGCCACCCCATACATCATCAAACTATCAACCAGCCATGCAATAGTTACGCTTCTTGGCTGGCGTTTATCAGGTTGATCTACCCAAACTAAGTTGGGTAATTCTTCTCCGGTTTTTGTTGAATACATTTGTAACGGAATTCCGGCGATTGTATTGCAAATTAACGACCTGCATCTGGCTATTGTTGGAACGGCCATAGCATCTTGGCGAACTAGCGCATTTGCATAATTGTTATAACCGCCATAATTATTTGCGCCGAAGAATGTAGAGAATGGAGAATCCATTACTGCCGGGGCGTATTGTGCTTTAACTTCCGATTTAGGGGTAGGCGAAGCTTTAGATCGCACACCAAAGAAGTCAAGAATCGCCATGCACGTATTTTTTCAATATGTCAAGCATATTTAACTAAAAGCCGTGGTATTGCGCTTTTAGCGTGTCGGATTAAAGGCTTACAATACTTGGCCTACTCTGCGGCTTGATTAATTGGTGAACCACCATAGCCGTTCCAATAGCGGCATCGATAGGCCCACTGGATTTTCTTTTTATTAAACGCCAAGCCGAATCGTTGGTTTTGGCGGCGCAATTATTCATATGGCTAACCCATAACTCTTGGTTCGCATGCACGACGCGATTATTTACCAAGCCATCGAGCAAGTCCCCACACGCGGTATAAAACGCCGCCCCGGATATGTCTTGGCAGACTACGCCAGCGTTGCTAAGTCGCTCGGCAATAGAAGCCGTAGCGTATTTGTCGTAGCAGACCATTTGCGGCCGATAGGCATCGCACTTTTCTTTAATGTCGGCGGCTATCCTCAAGTTATCCACATCGTTACCCTGGCTTTCCCAAGTTTTAAGAATTCCTACCGCTACCCGGCCATCATCTAATAATTGGCCAACGACCAACGAAGCCGAGCGCCTAGATAACCCTACATCGAAGGCGAATATGGTTAGACGGCCATCTGCCGCAAATTTAATAGAAGAATCGCCAGTAGCTTCTAAAATGCCGTGTGGCCAGGGGCTCAATAAACTGTCAATCCACAAGCAGAGCATTTCCGTTTTGGTAGTTTCGACCGTTGACGTGGCCACGGCTTCTTCTAAGGTTTCTTCGGTGATCGTGTAGCCAAGGGCCGGGTTCGCCTTGGCCCATTCCCGACGATCATCAATTTTGCAGAAAGGATTAGCCGAATACTCGTAGTAGCCAAAAGTTTCCGGTGGATAGGTTTTAGCCCGTTCGACTAGGCCGTTTAAAACGGTGCTAAATCCATCGCCAGCGTTGGATACATAAAGCGACATGGCATTAGCTTTAGATCGTGTAAGTGGCGTAGCCGCTTTAAAAGCTTCTTCGCTGACTTCACGTAATTCGTCGATAAATAGGAAATCTGCGTTACGACCACGGGCACCGTCGCGAGTAGCCGCCACGATTTCATAACGGCCGCCATTTTTAAAGCTTACGTGTTCCTGGCCATTAGCCATTCTGGCTTTACCGTTTAATTGCTTGCGTAGGAAATCGTTACTTTCAATAATATGCACCACGTTGCGATAAGTATCTAGGGCCATAAGCCTAGAAGAAGATAAAGCCACTACGCGCTTACCATTTATCAGGTTCCACAAGATAAGCATCGTAGCTAGGTGCGTTTTTCCGTTTTGCCTGGCTATTAAAAGTAAATTGGTTTTCCGGCGAAAGTTCCCATCGTCGTTAACCTTCATCATGTCATTTAAAACGAACTTCTGCCACGGCATCAACGGCATGCCTATCTGCTCGGCAAGCTTTTCCACTTCGCGGCTAATTGACTTGCCATCTAGGTAGGGCGTGTGCACCCTGGGTTCTAAACTCCCCATCAGCTTAGGCTTAGCGGCGGTTTCTTCGCCTATCAAAATTGTTGTCATTTATCGCCTTTTTCTTCAAATAGGTCAAAATCCACGCTTGATTGGGTCAATATAGGCAGGAAAAGAAAGGGGGGGT